TTTTTGCATAGCAGGGGTTGACTCCACGCTAAAAGATAGTGTTTAACCCTGCTATGCCTATATTCTACGCTACTTTCCGAGCAGCAATATATCGAGGATCTTTGACAACTGGGACAAAGTTTGCCACAGCAGTCGTCCAATAACGGTGTGGAACGTCATCAGTTTTTTGTCCGTTTACCACATAAATGCCAGAAGCCAATTTGTTTTCAATAGTAGGGACAAAACCGCGTTCAATATAGCCATCCCATCCAAACTGGTAATAGCCAGTATTTGCGCCAACAGCAAGAAAAAATTTGTCGCTGATAGTGCCATCGGCATTTTCTTCAGAGTACTTGGCATCGTTGATGATGACTTCTGCCCCTGTATTGGGATTGACACGCTCACCAATTAATTCTTTGACCATCATGTCGCTCAGGAATACACCTGTTAAGTCTTGGCTAGTTGTGCCACTTCCTCCAGTGCGTGTAAGCCATGCAATCTTGGCTTCATTGGTAGCAGCAACTTGGCGCAGTTGTGTGCGGTGCATAGATACTGAATCAGGGAACTTGCCAAGCGTATTGTACACGGTCTCAGCGTGATCTTGAAGATTCTGCAATGGCGTAGCAGTGGTTGCTGCGCTCCAAAGAGCAGTACTTGTCAATGCCGCAGGAATATGCCCAGATGTTGTCGTGTAGCTCATTTTAAATTTGGCTTTACTGATTGGATCAGTAAAATCAACGCTCCCTGTCAAAGCAATTTCCATTGCCATCCGCATAGATTTGTCGTAAATCGATGGGACTAGATCTCCAATTGTGCCAAAGAAATAATTTTCAATTGCAATTTTAGTTGCTTGAGGCAAATTGCCTTGTTGCAATTCTAAAAGCTGCTTTTGGTCGCGTTCATTCCATTGGTATTTTTTACCAATTTTGCAATTACCCAAAAGCTCCTCATTGAGAATCATTTGGGGACGGCTTGGTGGTACTTCTGCATCTTCAGCAATGATTGTTGCCAATGTTGGGCGATGAGTAATCATGCGATTGATTAGGATCGATCGCGATGGGTAAGAAGTTGCAGGAATTAAGCGATCTAGTCGAGATCGATCAACGGGATTGAGCAACCGCCAATCAGTTTGATCAACCTGTTCGCGCCAAATGTCTTTATTTTCGCGACGCTCTAGAAATTCGTAAATTGAATTAGGCATTGATTAAGATCCCCTTTGAATAGAAGCAATTTGAGGCAAAGCAGCTTGCAATGCTGCATCCCAATAAGGAATAAGCGATGTGTAAATGTCAGCTTCACGGTAAACTGCAACATCATCGGCAAGGGCATTTAGCAAAGTTTGAGTACTTGCAACTAGCAGCTTTTGCACGGTCAGCCCAAGAATGTCGCTAGGCTTAACTGCTACGCCAATAGGAGCGCCGATCGGTTGTGCCACGGCACTGCCTGCCGCTAACGTAATTACGTTAGTAGTGGTATTGATAGCAGTCGAAGCATGAATGCTTGCGATCGCGACATTTTCTTGCATGACAGAAGCTGATGCAGTCGAAGTAACGCCGCCCCCAGTAACACTAGTGGCGAAAGTGTAAGGAATGCCAGTCTTAGAGTAGAAATAAACAACAGCACCGCTTGCGATCGCCAATACCTTGTCACTAGCTGCACCTGCATTGATAAATGCTGCAAAGCTTGTCGCGGTAATAGTAGCAGTCGTATCACCACTGACTAGGGTATAGGTGAGCGCTTGACCAGCTAGAGTAAGAGTGATGGTATTGCCAGCCGCAACAGTACCTGCAAAAGTAAGAGTCGCATATGGACGCGCAACAACTAATGCTTCACCATTTTTGAAAATCTTTGCATCAGCTACGGTTACTGTGGTATCGCTAGAAGCTAAAGCCGCCGCAACCGTAGTTAGTGGCAATACGCGCACGTAATCAGCACTTGGAATATTGCAAATTACCGATCCAGCTTGAACAAGCTTGGAACCATTGGCATCGTATTGCAAATAGGTAAGGTCAAGCGTCCGAGAAATCGGTGCTTCATAGTCATTAGTTGCGAGGATATTAATATCCTCGTCAAAACCTGTAAATGTTGCTTGTAAAAGGTTAGCACCCATTTATTTTTCTCCTTAGTAAGATACTTTAGTAACGGGAATAGATGCGGCACGTTCTTTGATAGATGCCTCTTGATCGGCTGATCGCTCTGGCACTTCTTGATCAGGAATAGGAGTCGCGCCATAAACTGAAGGAGCAAGCTTAGGATCGGGAGTAATGTGAGCATCAATATAATTGAGGGTTTCCTCAAGAGGATCACCCAATAACGATGCTTGGTAATTTTCAAAAGCTTTATCACCTTCAAAAAGTGCTTTATACTTGGCGGCGCTAAGTTTACCCGCTTGGTTAAGGGCAATTGCTCGATCTTTCAATGCCGAAAACTTGCGAGTGTCTTGATTGTCTTTTTGCACTTTCGCTAATTGAGCCTGCAAAGCCTCAAAATCAGCAGCACTATACGTTTTAGTTTCTTCTGTCATGGGTTTTTCCATCATTGTAATTGGCACTTCTTCAGGATCTGGCTTAGGCAAATGTATTGAATACAAATAGCCATTCAGATCGTCAAGAGCTTTTTTGGTCATCTTGGAGCGTGGCTTAGGTAGTTCCGTATCAGTAGCGTTCAGCAATTCGTACATCACATTGCTAAACGAGTAAAATCCTTTCCAAGATTTGTCCATAGCTGCCATTTGCTCTTCCGATGGCATAGATCCTTTTCGCATTTCAGCTTCAAAGCTGAAAGCATATTGCTTTATATCCACATCAGGTCCCCTCGAATAAATATGAGCTTCTTTTACTGCACCCCAAGGCACAGCGCTAACTTCAAAAATTGTGCCTGTATTTTTTTGAAGGATTATGCCTACGCTCAATTCTTTGAGCAATTTTGAATGATATTTTTCAATTGCTTTTTCGTCACGAATTTCAATGCCATCATTAAAAATTGCATATTTGCCAATGGATGAGCGATCGCTATTTTCTGGCAAATCTAAATCAGTAATTTCACGCGCCGTAAACTTGCCAGTCACTGATCCAATGCGAGACTTTTGGCTGTACTCATGGTCGGTAAATAATTTAATTTCATTAGTAAGAGCATATTCGTTAGAAGTTGCCACAATTGAGTCAATTAGCTCACGGGTGTATGTGGTTTTCTGCCCTTCACTGTCTGTTATTTCACCTTCAGTCAATAGCAATGCTGGGCGTGTTAATACGCCACACTCATCCAGTGCGGTGTTACTTTCGCGGTAATAGCGATGGGTTTTAGGTTTTGCTGTCGCCATTGCAATAATTTCGTTACTATTGGCGAAAATAAAGCAAGTATGCTTTTTTGGCAATAAAAAAGCCCCTGACTCAAGGGCTTTTTTATTAAAGCTAAGCTAAAATTTAAAATGCAAGCCAAGTCCAAACGCGCACTTTCTTTCCATCCTCAAGTTGGATTTTATGGCGACTGCCATCTTTCTCAAAGCCAAGTTGCTTTAGACAACTTATTACAATCCGTTGAATTGTAAAAGTGGGTTTCACGCTCTGAGTACCAAGATATTCCAAAATTTCAGCAGTGGATACTTTAGGCTTACCCTTGCAAAAAGCCTCAACCATTGGGGCTACTCTTTCTGTAATCTCATCAAAAGTAGAATGTTTAGTAATTCTAGGCTTTGCCTCCAATGCTTGCTTAAGTTTGGAAAGTTTCTTTTGAGCGAGTAAAATTTTGGTTGCAGTGATTTCTGCCTGAATAGCTTTTAGCTCTTGTTTTTTAGAGTCAAACTCATCGATGGGTTTACTATTAGTAAACCCACGGAGCAATGTCCGATTAGCCCAAATCCGAAATTGCACATTGCACCATGAAGCAAAATCAATCGCAATTTCAGGGTGCGCCCATGTGCCTTGGGTTTTGCCCTTGCCTTGTGCAACCTGAATTAAAGATGATACGGGGCATCCCGTATCAAAACTAAGTGCCTCAAGATATTGATTTGTTGAGTCAAGACGCAAATAATCATTAACTTTTTTGCCTGATGCTTTCGCCATATCAGTAAGCGAAACATAGCTGCTAACTTGCATCTGAGAAATCGAAAAACCGTTATAAAGGTGTTTGACGATATTAGTCATGATCCACCTCAAAACTAACGGCAACATTCAATTGAGCGCAAAAAGAAATAATCATTTGCTTGTATTCTTGAGACGCATAGCCAAACAAGTGAATTCGAGGCGACAACCCTTTAAACTCGCAAGCATAAACCATAGATTGTCCTATGGCATCTTTCCAGTCTTTGATTGCTTTAACCTCAATAACCTCTAAATCAGTCAAAACATCAACAAACCCAGACTTGCAAGCTACTTCTTTTTTCCCGCGCAGTCTATCCGCTAACAAATTTTTAATACTTGATTCGCTAATTTTTGTTGATGTTTTAATTTTGCTCAAATTGCACCATCGTTTAAAATCTTCAGCAATTTCTGCATGCGCCCATGCGCCTTGATTTGTGTTTTTATTGCCACCTTTAACTACAATCAGCACTTCATCGCAAGGAACATTTAAGCGTGATGCCAAATAATTGACTTTTGCCTTGGTTGAATCAAGGGCTAAATAATGCCCTACCAATTTACCAGCCGCCTTAGCCATATCGGTTAAAGAAACGTAACTGTCACGTTCTTTCTGTGCAATAGCAAACCCTTGGTAGTTATGAGTTACAATGGTAGTCATAGAAATATTTTGTTTGTAGACGATACCCATATAATACCATAAAAATTTATATGGTTTACAAAAAATCAAGCGCCCCTATGTATAGGTTGGGGCGCTTTTTTATTGGCTAGGCAGGATGGGCTTTTCTAGGCAAAGTGCTAGCCAGAGCTATAACCAATATGTAGAGCCGATTTCTAGACACATTGGCTAGGTGATCAGGAAAAAAGGGCTTAAAAAATCCTATGCAAAACAGATACACATAAAATTACTAATAAAAATACATGCGTATATATTACCTGTATGTATGTGTATACCCATATTAGATGGGTTAGATAGGTTAAGCATGGCTACAATCCTTACGCAGCATGGATCTTAGTTTTGGCTAGCACTTTGGCTAGGAGATTTTAACGAAATCGCCTTAAAGCAATGCTGGGTAAAGCTTTCAATGCTGTCCTAGCTTCTGGCTAGCATTATTTTGAAAAATGCTTGACATTTATTTTGTTAGGCGATAATATATAAAAAGTTAAGCGATTAACTGCCGATAACACGGGATAAAAATAGTTTTAGGTGGAAAACAACACCAACTGAGAAACAGGATAAACAAACCGAGGATGACGGTATACAAACCCTGTAGACGACAGCAAAATCCGTGAGAAACCGTTATACAAACCGAGAACGGCGGTATATAAATCCTGTAGACACCAGTAAAATCCGTGAGAAACCGTTATACAAACCGAGAACGGCGGTATATAAATCCTGTAGACACCAGTAAAATCATAAAAAAGCATCAGATTGCTCTGATGCTTTTTTATTGCCACTCACTAACCTTGCCCAAAGCCGCTGCCTGTGATCTTGGATTAGGGGCATACATACTAATTGATTGCAATAAAGCATATTTCACAGCATCAGCCCTATCTGGCGATCGCCCCAATCGCTTTTTAATTTCTTTCTTTGATTCAATCGATACTACGCATCCATCGATGGATGCCCGCCTAATTTGGCATAACTCAGCTTTTAACTTTGGATCGGGCGGGAGCATTAGCGTAGGGTTATATTGTGGATCAAGCGCTTCCATTAATTTCCATGCAAGCATTGCATTTATGTCTCTGAAGCGCAGTAAACCAGTGCGATCGGTAATTGGTTTGCCATTTCTATCCACGGCGCTTGCACCCCCATTAATCGCCACTACAGACCATCCCATTTTTTTGCATGAATCATAAGGGGATGAACCAACACCAACCACATCAATATTGATTTGAGGATTGCCTATTCTGAGATTGTGGATAATATCGCGCACAGCATCCCCATCTTCAACATATTTGCCCTTAGTCAAGTGCAATGGCGCAATCCAATCATTGAAACGAACTGCGATCGCTGTTTCATCATCGCCACCTCGTGATGGGTCAACCCCTAATGCTGACATATTGGGGCTTTGATTTTTAGTGCGATAAATAGTTAGAGCATTGTTATAGTCGAGCGATTTAGTCCCCATATAGGCAACCCATCGATCCATAGCTGCCACAATCCATGCGGTGGGAATAACTTGTAAATCTGTACTTTCGGTGACTCGCTGGAATAATCCTTCTCTAAATCGCTTTCTTAAAAATTCTGGCAGTGCATCTAACTGCTGATCATAACCACGTTGCATCATTACAGGATTATCCTCAACAGAACCGCTTACAAACGCTCTAGAACGCGCCTTAATTATCTTTACTGTGCCATCAGGTTTTACCCATTTATATTCAGGTCTTGGCGGCATTTCCTTGCGATCTATATATCCTTGCACTTCGGCACGACTTAACCGATATTCTCGCAATTCAATATCTTTATCTTCATCGTTTTCAGTGATGGTTGCATACCAGCAAATACCCCCATCTTCGGCAGGATCTTCATGTTCTGGGTCAACAAAAGCGCCCCAGAAATCCATCACCCATTCTCCATCAACATTGGTAGGAGGATTACCTGTGGCAATTACTCTAGCCCGAACATTTGGATCAGCATGTCGCGCCCAAATAGTAATAAATCTAAATTGCGATTCACTAAACTCTGTAATTTCATCAAAAAGCTTAGCGGCATGATCTCTACCTTGATAATTTTCTTTATCTTTTTCGTACTGACATCCCCCGATCTCAATCGTATTCCCATTGGCTAATCGCCACAAATGTAGTGATTCGTTATAACTATCTTTTTCATGCCGCTTTACACCTCTTGCAAATATGGCACGCGATCGCTCAATGATTGCTCTTGCTCTTGGAAATTCGCGCCGCAAAATCAATGAGTTAGGGTTATGCCCTGCAACCCCCAAAAGTAAATCAGTCTTTCCTGCGCCCGCTTTACCTCCATAGAAAAGTATGTCCGCAGGATGGTAAAAAGCAAATTCCTGTGGGCTATTCGGGAATGGTTTCCAACCAAATGGAATTACCTTTGTTTTATCAGCTTTTGCTTCCCTCACTTGTGCCTGAGCTTTCGCTACTTTCGCTCTGTGGCGCAAATTCGGCAATTGGAACTGCAACATAACCTCTATCTAATAACCATTTCTGTATATGCTCATCGGAATATTCGAGCTTGAGTTTCATCATGCGTTCCAAAGCTGCGATCGCTTGTCCTGTATCCTTAAATTTATCTGAATGCTCGGCAATAACTTCATAGGTATTACTGATTACCGAATTGATAATTTCAAGATCAGTAAGCTTTTTTTGCACTCGCTGAGCAATCGCCTTGTTTTTTATTTCTTCGGACACCTGCTTTGAGACTTCATCGGACACCTTTCGGACACCTTGCCTCCAAAACTCTTTACTAGAGCGCCTTTCAACTGTTTTCCTGCTTACCCCTAACTTGTCTGCTAGCTGCTGTAATGTCACCCCTCCCGCTTCATACTCAGCACGGACAGCAATCCAGTTTATAGGCTTTGGTTTAGTTGATTTTTGCACATTTTTAAATTGCCATATATCCCATTTTGCTTTATTTTAAAGCCTTATGGCTCTGCACGATCTCACCCTATCATATGGCGGATTATCTGTCACTTTCCGAAATTGGAAAAGTGCAGACTTACCGCGCAGTCGCAAAGTATTTGTAAATGAGAGTAATTATTCAACAAGTGGCAATTTAATTAAATCAGGTACTAGTTTTGAATTGCCATATTTATGGACGATCGCTTGTGATCTGTATCAGACTGATTATGACAAGCTACAAATGATATGGGAAATCTTAGATTACTCGCGCCGCAATGATAGAGCATTAACCACATTCACTGCTGATGCAACTGCAAACACTCTTAACGCTACTGCTCACCCATTTCAAAATGGTGATGTCGTTACCCTTTCAACTAGTAATACGTTACCCAGCCCACTGCTAACAACTCGCGATTACTATGTGGTAAATCGCGCCGCAAATACATTTCAAGTGGCTTTAACTTATGGCGGTAGCGCCATTGATTTGACTACCACAGGCACGGGTACACATCAAGCAAAAACGCAGCTATTTGTGCGATTAGATGATGAAACCGAAGAAATTACAGAAAGAGGTGTCACAGCATCAACTAAAACCCGATCAGCAGTATCAGGAACAACTGTACGGGAGCTTAATGGTGGCGCATATTACTATGCCAGATTTTTATCTGATTGGGTAGCACCTCCAGAGTTTGGGCAAGCCTATAGCTCTGTGCGCTATAGCCCCAATAATGCAGTAGTTGCTGATCAAGTATTAATTCGAGCAGTGTCGATGGTCTTGCAAGATACGGGGGTTAAAATATAATGCCGATTAATATCTCCTCTCGCGTTACCACATTAACTATAGGCTCTCAAGATTGGAGTGCATGGATCGATCCTAGTAGTGGTATTCAAATTGGAACGCCAGAGTACGAATGTGGCAACGGATTATTAATTACTACTGGCACTATAAATTTAATATTTCCTGCAAATTTTAAAAGACTCCCCAGCTCTCCATTGTTTTTACTTAATCCTACGCAATGGAAAAGAGGGCAATCATTATCAATTCAAGTTGGTGGGAACTACCTTAATTGTTCGGGGCAATTGCTTTATATTCTCGCAATTCCTGAGGAGCCAAAGCGCGATATTAGCGGCAAAGCTACGATGAGCTTGTCGATAGGCTGCCGATTAGCTTTAGAGAATTTTCCCCCAGAGCCAAATCGTGACATATCGGGCGTTACCGTTGGCACGCCATTAGATCGCGGTACGGTAATTAGCAATATCCTTACTTATTTGGGTATTCCTAATTCCATAGGCTCGATACCTTACCCCATCGATTACGCATTGCCAAAAACATCAGGCAATTTCTTGCAGATGGCTGGTAAGCTTGCAGATGAAGCTGGATATCATTTGCGGTGCAACACGGCTGGTACTGTAATTGCTGCGCCTAATAATTTAATTTATGGCGCTAGCGATCTTAGTTATCAAATTGGGCGCGATGAAAAATCGTGGGAATCTATAGGCAAAGTATCAGAGCAACCCTTAGAACGCACGATTGTTACTGGTGTGGTTAGAGATATTACTGCACCAAACAATTATTCAGAAGTAATCGAAAATGAAGCACTTGCAAAAACCTATGAAATTTACAGGGAGCCAGCCGTAGGGCGAGTTTTTAGTAATAACTCTGCTGTTTTAAGAAAAACTATTAAAAATGTTGAGACAGTTAGCCCTACCCTTGCAATAGCAACAACCACTGTCTCCGAAGCCCTAGCGTATACCTACCCCAAAATTTACAACGGGATAAGTCCATCAATTGTTTTTAGCAATGCCCTTGATGAAGTATTGAAAGAGACAACCGAGTATTATTTGCAAAATGGTTTGTGCTACAAAACCGTTTTTTATGAATACGAGGCTCTGGCGAAAACCTATGAGATCTATAGGGAACCAGCAGTAGGAAGAACTTTTAGCAATGCGCTTGCTCCCTTAAGGAAAACTGTAACTGAATGGGCGAAAATTCGCGATGGACTTTGGGATAAGACAACCACTGTCTCCGAAGCCCTAGCGTATACCTATCCCAAAATTTACAACGGGATAAGTCCATCAATTGTTTTTAGCAATGCCCTTGATGAATTGTCGTCAATTACCGAGCCTGACACCTCTGGACCACCTACAAATTTTGGAGATATTGGCAATAATGTTACCAGCGATCGCCAAATATCAGTAATCGTCAACGCGCAGCAATTAGCAGAAGACCCATACCGTCCGAGAGAAAGAACTATCAACTTAGAGTTTGCAAATACGCAAGCTCAGCTTACTGCTTATGGCGAAAACTTTAATCGATTCCTGACGGGGCGATCACAGGGCAAGCAATTTGTAGGAGCGATACCGACTAGCACTGATTTCGTGCCATTTAAACAGGTAGCTGTCACCGATCCTTTTGTGGGATTGGTGTATTACTTGAAGATTGACTCTATCCAATATGCAATCAATTTAACTGAAGCGATCGCCGCCTTTAATGGAATTTTGTGCGCTACTGCACCTGTAGCCACACCAACGGAAGTTGTAAGACCTGTTGAAATTACGTTAGGCGATCTACGGTTCAGGATTGATAGCGATTGCTATGCTGTGATTCCTGACTCGCTAGGCTCTGCCCCATTCAGGATTGATAGTGATAGCTATGCCGTGATTCCTGCATCTCTATCGCCAGTTTCCATATTTTTAATAGATTCACGGAGCTAATTATGCTTGGTACTTATACCTGCGATCAATTATTAGGATTCCTTAGTGGCACAACTTTTGATGCTACTCCATCGCTATATTTTGGTTTTAATAATGGCAATCCAGCCAGCACGGGAGCCAATGAGATTACAGGCTCATTTTCCAGTGGGAGAGTTTCCTATTCGGGCTTTGATGCGATCGCCACAGTTGGAGCTTCACGGCAAACCAAAAACTCAGGTGATGTCAATTGGACTGCTACAGCCGCAGGATCGGCAAATTATTATTCAGTTTGGGATGCTTCGACTAGTGGTAATTTCCTTTTCGGAGGTCTCTGTCGTGATGCTCTTGGTAATCCTAAACCTTTAGTATTTGGTAATGGCGATACTATTACACTGCCTACGGCTAGCGTGATTTTGTCTATTAGCAATGCGATCGCGTCCAATTATTTAGCAGATATCCTGATTGGATGGCTAGTTCTTGGAGTAACGCCGCCATCAGCATTAGCCAATATTTATATTGGACTTGCCACCGCAGCAGCAGCAGATGGCACAGTAACTGAGGTTACTAGTACCATCCGATCGGCAGGACGGAAAGAATTTGCCACAACTGCATGGGATGCGATCGCCACGGTTGACGGTTATCGACAAATTCTTTACCCCAATAATATTGATTTTGGCAATAGCGAAGGTGCTGTCACAGGGCTAAATACGATTGCCGCTTTTGATGCTTTTTCTGGCGGTAATTTACTGTCTCGCGTAGGATTAAGTGCTGTGAAAGATGTTGTCATTGGCGATCCAATTAAGATCGATGCTAATGATTTTGGGTTCGCAATTAAGTAGAAAAAATTATGGATCTAGCTAGTATTGCATCTTTTAATTTAAGCCAAGATAGAGAATCAAGAGTGAAGCGTGCGATCGCCCAAATTGAAAATGCACCGCAAACAGCGATCGCTGAGCATATTGGCTTTGACTTTGAATCAGGGTTAGGCATTGCCAAAACTGCGGATGGTGGCGTTGTGAATTACACTCCCCTGAACTACAGGCAGCCGCCTAGCCAAATATCAATCATTATTAGCAATGGAATTACTAGAGGTGATTGGCAGTGATGGATGAGATTGCCAAGCGTAATGCCGATCAAACCCGCATCGACAGGATGCGAAAACTTAACGCGAAATCCAATAAAAAGACTATCCAAAATGCTACCTACTTAGGCAAAGCTCCCGATGGCACAGATATTGTGCAAATCGATGGGCAAACAGGCGCTACATCTGGCTATCGATTGATTAGCAATAAGCCAATGGCGATCGGCGATCGGGTGCAATTTCGTCCATCGCCATCAGGATTACAAAGAGTTGACGCAAAAAACCAACCACCACAAGCTAAGAAACCGATTGAAATTAAGCCTATTCCCGTGATTGATGCCTATACGATTTCTTGCCAGTTTGATGTTGATGCCCTTGGTGACGAAACAACCAATTCATTCTCTCTCTCAGCAAGTGGAACACCAGATGTACCAGCATCAGCAACAAATACGGAAACCCTACAAAATTGCCTTGGTACAACCACAATTACAGGGCAATCCGTTGAGATTAATGTCGCCTATCCCGATCCCGTTCCAGATCCTTTACCTGATCCATATACTCCAAATATTGTCGGTAAATTCTTGGGTATTACGGCATCCTTTGCTGATGCCACAATCACCACTGCTACGGTAAGAATTACTTTATCTGGAATCACAACCGAGCAAACAGTAACCTTTAGCGGCGGTGGAACTTTGATCGCTGAGCTACTAATTAATCCTTTAGGGACTGGCGAGCCAAACTACCAGAATCAAGCTGG